CAGCTCCCAAAAGAATAGTCAAAATCGCCTAGGATCATCACTGTGGATAATGGAGGAATATGTTTCCGAGATTAGAAGTCTGGTCAGCAGATACATAAGCAGTGATCCAAGACTGAGCAGGCAAAAGATATCATTGTTATCTCAAAATGAGCCAAGATTTATCTTGATGGAAGGCTTAAAACTCCTTTCAACGTGTATTGAGATTGATTCATCTGACATGAATGGGTGTACCCACAACAGTGATAATCTATCTGTTGAGGCCATCTTGTTTACAAATAGAATACTTTGTCCTGGTATCCCCCTAGTTGTGCCTGACGGGTACAAGCTGATGGGCAAAACACTCATACTGCTCGAGTGCTTTGTTCGCAGTAGCTCTGAAAACTTTGAAAAGAAATACAGTGAAGACATTACTAAATTGCAATCTCTTAAGGATGATCTCAACTCCGCTGGGGTGAATGTTGTTCCGTTAGTTGACGGAAGAATGAGCTATCATAACAGTCTGATGCCTGATTGGGTCTGTGATAGACTCAGACATCTTTTTTGCTCATTATTAGAATACTCACAAGAATCAAATGCACTATTTGAAGAGTCTGAGTATTTAAGGCTGATTGATTCATTAAGTGGTAACTCCAATAGAGTGTCTGGGTTAGAAAGTTTAAACACCCTAAAGGATTGCAGGTCAGCTCATCACCTTGATATAATGACACTGTGTCATGAAGGGATTAACAATATGATGTCTGAGATAGAAATAAAAAGTGCAATGGAGTTCGAGTACAATGTGTTTCGAAACAAGTTACTGAATGGTGAAATCCCAAAGGTTGTAGTCAAGACTGATAAAGATCAACTATTAAAAGATTTTTCCAACCTTTATGTTGATGCAGGAATCACCCAGCAAGATGATGTTGATAGTCTCATATTAGAAGGTGTAAAGAACTCACCGATCTTGAGATTTGTTTATAATGACTTAATATTTGATGAAAAAGACCAAAAGGATAATCATGTGAAATGGTTGGCACCCAATGTCATAAGGTTGCTAAATAAAGTGAAGTCATTAAAGATTTTTAACACCAGAAGAAAATTCCTCTTGATCTTGGACTCTTTAATTCTAATTGCTCATATATATGACCAAGCAACATATGGTTCCATCTCAGAGGAACTTTGGTTGGGTTCATCTTTTCTTAGTGTTAACGATAGGATGGTTGATCTAAATTCAACCAAAGAAGAATTGATGAGATGGTTGTTCAGGAGAGCTAATAATCAGTTCAAAAGGACGTCAAGTAATGGAGATCCAACTCAGAAATTTAGTGACATTTTATTAGAACTTTTAGACAAGACAATGAATAAAATAATCAAGTCCTTATCTGCAGTAGGTTTGAGTTTATCATTTTACTCCGTTCATGATGGTTATTATAAATTTATCACCTTAGAGCAGATTGAGTCTTTTTTACATTCTGGCATAAAGCCATTAATGCATTATGAAAAACTCAACGATTCTGATTACAAGTATGGCTCAACTCAGTTTGATGTTGGACAATTATTGATGACTTTTCTATGTTATCCTCCTTATCAATTAGCGTTGATTAATTCAATGAAGACATCTTCAACTACTAAGATAAGGCAGAATAAGAGGGGTGCAAACAGGTATAAAATTGTCACTTGCAAGGAATCATACTACCAGGAGATAAAAACAATTAAGGGTTCTTATGTATTAATTTACCAAAAGACTGGGGAAGGTTCCAAATGCTACTCTATAAATCACAAGGATTATGGACACATAACTTCATTTTATGCTGACCCCAAAAGATACTTTGTACCAGTTTTTTCATCTGGCATATTTAATCATCTGGTGAAAACGATGATAAGTTGGCTGGTTGAGAGTTCAGAAACTGTCCATCAGATTAATGATGTTGAAAAGTTACTGAAGTTCTGCATTTTAATGATACTGTCACACCCTAGCAAAAGATCACAGAAACTCTTGCAGAATGTGAGGTACTTCATTATGGCTTACTCTTCTGAGTTTCACTTAGTCGGACTTTTGGAAAAGTTAAAAGAAGACCTAATCACACCAATTGAGTTTATTCTGTACAGGACAATCAGGAAGATCTTAAATATCCTCTTAGGGAATCTAAAAGTCCCAGTGTTTTCTAACATCTTTAAGTTCATACTCAATCTGTCTTATCTTTGTCATTTTATTACTAAGGAAACTCCAGACAGACTAACAGATCAAATTAAATGTTTTGAGAAATTTATCAAGCCTAAGCTGGACTTTGGCTCTATAAATGTAAACCCTTTTGATATTCCAAGTCAAGATGAACTAATAGAAACATTGGTTTCTGCAGATAAGTTTTTTTGCAAACCAACCTGTCATGATGAGTCTTTTTCATATGGGACACCGGGAGTCTCTAAGCAGATCTTTTCATGCATGGTGTCAGCATTCAACGCAGGCTTACTTTATAAAAACACAGAAACAGTCTCTAAGTTCAAAGATCCAATCACAGTCAGTGGGTGTGCAACTGCTTTAGATTTAGCTAGCAATAAGAGTGTTGTAACCAACAGGTTTAAAGAAGGTGAAAGAATTTTAAATTACAACTTCAACAAAATTGTGAGCAACGCAGTCTGTGAGATAACTGACACGTTCTCTCGCAAAGGGCGTTATCATCTGTTGAAGGGTGACTATGATTATAAAGTTCAGAAGATCATTTCTAAATTGGTCCTAAGAGAAGGTTCAAAATGTCCTAAGGGTAAAGGTTGCGACCCCTCTGAGAAGGATGCTGAATGGTCAGACATAATGGATGTCTTTGACGGACAACAGTCTATGATATTTGAAAGAATAAAGCAATCAGTGGATGACATAATAAGTCTGTATTGTGATGAATCTACTCAAGAGAGCAATAAGCCATTTAGTATAACTGATCTTTTAATTATGGGCGTCGATAAGTTGCAGTTTCAATTACTCGTATCAGAACTGTCAAGACATCCAATAGAAGATTTTGATATCGGTTTGTTTGATGAAGAATTTTATGAAGACATTTGCTCACAATGCTATGAAAATGAGGAGTTGAGACATAAATACTTTACTGATACAAGTGAAACTTCTGTTACCATAAGTTTAATGTCTAAAGCATTAACGAAAAAATTCTTTGATGAATGCAAATATTTTCAGTGTTTTAAGACAATTTTATTACAAATGCATGGTGACAAGATGACTGGCAGACATTCTCACTACAATAAAGCTAGACTTGGACTAAAGTTTAATTACCAATCATTTCAAAATGACATCAGAGTTAGTGAGAGAGAGAGCAATTCAGAGGCAATCAGCAAAGCACTTTCATTGGTCAACTTCTCTAGTTCTGCACTAAAGAACTTGTGTTTTTATTCTGAAGAATCACCCCAATCATTCACTTCTATATCACCTGATACTGGAAGGCTAAAATTTGCATTGTCTTATAAAGAGCAAGTCGGTGGTAATAGAGAGTTATATATTGGGGACTTAAGAACTAAAATGTTTACTAGATTGATTGAAGACTACTTTGAAGCTTTTGCAAACCAGTTCAAGGGGAGTTGCTTAAACAATGAATTAGAATTCAAGAATGCAATAATCTCTATGAAACTTAATGTGTCCCTCGCTAACCTCAGTTACAGCATGGATCACAGCAAATGGGGTCCGATGATGTGTCCTTTGCTGTTTTTGGCTTGTTTAAGAAATATAAAAGTAGATCCTCTATCTGATACTGTCGACTCCCCTAGTAAAGATCACATCAGCACACTTTTGTGTTGGCACATTCACAAAATGGTGGAGGTACCTTTTAATGTTGTGAATGCAATGATGAAATCTTACATCAAAAGGAGTTTGGGTTTAATGAAAGAGTCACACATGACTGATGTTGAATCATTCTTCTTCAGTTTATTTGATGAGAATGTTGTCCCGTCACACATATCATCAATTTTAGACATGGGACAAGGTATACTTCACAACACTTCAGATTTTTATGGATTACTATCTGAGAGATTCATCAACTATTATTTGTCATACATCTTTCCAGATGAAATTGAATCATACACATCTAGTGATGACCAGATTACATTATTTGGGAGTAAAATCTCAAATTATGATGAAAGTGGTAGTGAGGATATCATTTTGACATTGCTCAATTTTCATTTTTATTTGAGTGATCAGCTAAATAAGTTTGTCAGTCCTAAGAGTGTAATTGGTAGGTTTGTTGTGGAGTTTAAATCAAGATTCTTCGTGTGGGGTGAAGAAGTCCCTTTGTTAACAAAATTTGTCGCAGCTGCACTACATAATGTTAAGTGCAAAGAACCACACCAGCTGGCTGAGACAATAGACACTATTGTAGATCAATGTGTGGCAAATGGTGTCCCCATTGCAGTATGTAACTCTCTTCAAGAGAGAGTTATAAGATTGCTGGAATATGCTCAATACCCTATAGACCCTTTCTTACTAAATATTAATAGTGATGCTAAAGACTGGATTGATGGTAATCGAGGCTACAGAATTATGAGAAACATTGAGGCTTTAGACTCGAAAGGGACGAAGATAATCAGATCTGTTATGAGAAAACTTTATAATCAACTCAAAACAGGGAAGTTGTACGAAGAGTTCACAGCCTCATTTTTAACTGGTGACTCATATGAATGTTTGATGAAGATCTGCAAACTCTTTGATGTTGAATTTAAAACAGAGGATCTTTATGCAATGAGTTGGTTAAACTTATCAAGTTTTCATCCCATCAGAATGGTCTTAAGACAAAAAGTTATTTATCCAAATGTACTAAATGTGGATGAAGAGCGCATCCCGACACTGATTAAAACTTTACAGAGTAAGTTATCAATGCATTTTACTAGAGGTGCACAAAAGCTGCTCTCTGAATCCATTAATAGAAGTGCATTTCAGAGTTCAATTGCTTCTGGATTCGTGGGTTTATGTAAAACATTAGGTAGTAAATGTGTTAGAGATGAGGAAAAAAGAACATTCTATGTAAAATCAGTGATAGAAAATTTGGATTGTGTGGAAGGGTTGGGTCATACAATAAAGAATAGGTGTCATTTATGGTTGTGTGATAGAGATCCTAGATCATTGAGCTCTGAGTGGTATGTTGGCTTGCTGAGGCCCATTTTATGGGATTACTTCTGTATAGGTTTGTCCACGGCTTTGGAGATCGGTCCATGGGTACTAGGTGAACCCAAGATCAAAACTGCCACCAAAGGCTTAAAATTCAGATCATGTGATTATTATCCGACAAAGCCTACTGGTACTAGACTACTGGAGGATAAGGTTGGTTACTCTCATATTATTTATTCAATACGAAGATTATATCCTGATTTGTTTGAAAAACACATTCTTCCCTTTATGAGCGATTTAGCTTCATTAAAGATGAAATGGTCACCGAGAATAAAGTTTCTTGATTTATGTGTTGTTTTAGATGTCAATTGTGAGGCATTATCCCTAATTTCACACGTAATAAAATGGAAGCGTGAAGAACACTATGTTGTTCTTAGTTCAGACCTTCATAACATGCATGAAAGACAGCATACAACATTAGTGGACCAGAGAGTTGTTAGCACGGAGGAAATCTGTAAGAATTACTTAAAACAGTTGTACTTTGAGTCCTATATAAGGTCATTTGTTCTCACAACAAGAGTGCTTGGTTCTTTCTCATGGTTTCCTCACAGATCTGCTCTGCCGGAGTCAGAAGGACTTGGAAACTTGGGCCCGTTTGCACCTTTCGTTGAGAAGGTCATTTACAAGGGCATTGAGAGACCGATGTTTAGGTATGATCTTTACATGGGTTTCTCACATCTAGATTTCAGGGTAGAAAACCCAGTCATCAACCTAAGTTCACTCATTGCATCTGGTATGACAGAATCAGGACGGTATGATTCTTTTACTGAATTTTGGCAAGAATTGCAGGCACCAAAGGAGGGGTCAATGGAATCACTCATGAATGTGAGGTTCACGATAAAAAGTCAGGGTGAATCTGTTGATCAGAAATTCAAAATTGCATTAAAATTTAATGGGTTTGTTTCAAGTGGGTTTGAGTACTACCCAGAACAAATAGCTGTGTATTATAGTTGGGAATGTGAGTCAAAATACATTCTAGAATGTTGGAATCTGCTGTTGACAAATGATTCTTTTAGGACAGGAGGGACTGTGTGGTATTTCTCTACTGAAAACATATCAGATTACTTAACCTGTGAGGTGGATAAAAATCCTTTGTTACCAGTTAAAGTAATAATCCCAGCCGGGCTGATGGAACTATCTCCTGATGATTTTGAGCGTGTTGGACCAGAATGGGATTTTTGTCCATTAATAATGAAGGAGGGTGCACTGTGGGAGGAGGACCGCATGATCACTAGGGTGAATGTTGACCTAAATGACAGTGATTCATTAATTTTCCTTAAAGAACTGATGGAGGATTATTTCGATTTGACGAAATTATCACCCGGAAAGATGTTGAGAGATAGGGTGAAATCTGGTTTGCATTTGAAGAATGTTGATCTGGTTAGTATTATTAAAGAAAACTTCAGTCAGGGTTCAATGGAACTTCTGAATGAAATTTTCTCCCATGTAGATGAATGGTGTGAATTTAGATCATATAAGCTCTGCTATAGTAAAAGTCTGAAGAAGGTGATGATTGCCTGTTCAAACGGTGGTAAAAGATTGAAAGGCATACCCTGCAGAGAGTTGGATGAGGATCCGGTGGTCGAAGATATTGAGTAGATCACGAGCGCCCCCCCGGGGGGGCCCCTGGCGGGGGGTCCCCCCGGGGGAGGACGGGGGGAAGTAAGTGGGTTAGACTGTGTGTTCTCGGCCTACTCACTGGGACAGGTTGGAAGGTTCGACACAGTTATCTTGGTGGGAAGCGGGTGTTTGCAGATGGGACACCTGTCGGAAACAGTGAGTAGGAGGGTCAGGCAACTCAAACATAGATAGTGATTGGAACAGTTCACGAGCCCCTTGTTTTCGAACCAACAGCTTTTGCAGAAAACTGGGCCCATGTTGCTTGCATCTGGGTACAATGTGGCCCTGTTGGTGCCTTTTGACCCTGGGTTGGATGGTGGAGGTGTGGTTTCTTTGCTCCATTTGGTCCCCATTTGTCCTATTGAGTCTGGATGAAGTTTTGCTCGAGTTTGTTTTTAGTTTCAGCAGCA